CAAGCTCTCACAGGCGCTGGTGCAGAACACGGCCGTGAGGGCGACGCCCAGGTATTTCGCGCGGAAGGACGGGAGCATCAACGAGGCGGAATTCACGGACTGGTCGAAACCGATCGTCCACTGCGGAGGGATGCTGGGCGAGGACGCGATCCGCGTGATCGAAACGATGGACATCAGCGGGAACGCGATCAGCATGTTGCAGCAGAAGATCGACGAGCTGAAATTCATTACCGGCAACACGGACGTCAACAACGGCGGCGTACCGAGCGGCGTGACGGCGGCGAGCGCGATCGCGGCGCTGAAGGAGGACAGCGGAAGATCCAGCAAGGATTCCAGCAAGGCCAGCTACAGGAGCTTCAGCAGGATATGTGACATGGTCATCGAGCTGATCCGGCAGTTTTACGACATCCCGCGCCAGTTTCGGATTACCGGCGACGACGGCCAGGATGAGTACACGACATACAGCAACGCGATGATCAAGCCCCAGGTCATCCCGAACGGCATGGGGATTCCGGACGCGATGCGGCTGCCGGTTTTCGACATCGACGTCAGGGCGCAGCGGGAGAACGCGTACACCAAGATGTCGCAGAACGAGCTGGCGATCCAGTTTTACCAGCTCGGCGTACTGCTTCCGCAGAACACGGACCAGGCGCTGATGCTCATCGATATGATGGATTTCCGGGGAAAGGAAGAGCTGCGGAAAAAACTCCAGCAGAACGGAACGATCCGCGACGCGCTGATGCAGGTCGGGCAGATCGCGATGGCGCTGGCACAGAAATACCAGCCGCAGATCGCGGACCAGCTCGGCATGATGCTGCAGGGCATCATGGCGGACAGCGGAATGGCTCCGCCGGTGGAGGCAGGCGGAGGAAACAGCGCGGAGCTGACCGCGCCGCCGGACAACACGCAGGAGGCAAATCCGGGGGAGAACAAGCTCGTCGCGAAAGCGCGGGAACGGGCAGCGAACGCGAGCAGGCCGAACTGATGTACCACCGAAAAAATCAATAATTTGGCATAATACAGGTATGGGATCGCCCACCGACGGGCAGAGAGGAGCAAAAATGGAAAAACTCATGGAGCTGGACCTGCAGTATTTCACCGAAGGAGAAGCGGCAGCGCCGACGGGCGAAACCGCAGGGACAGGGGCAGAAACGACGGGCGCGGAGGGACCGATCCAGGCCGGGGACACCCTGGCGGACGGTACACGCGTACAGTCAGCGCAGGTCGCCGCTGCGATGGAGAAGCAGATGCGTCGGCATCCGGAACTGAGGCAGGTATACGGCCGGAAAGGCCAGCCTGTCCAGCAGACGTCCGGGCAGGGCCAGCCGGGGACGAACGGAGCGCAGGGCGCGGACGCGGATCTGAGAGCCAGGTGGGAAGAGGCCAAGAAGGGCGAATTCGCCCAGTTTTACGGAGAGGACGTCAAGAGCGCGATTCAGGACCGGTTCAAAAACCAGTCGGACCTACAGGCCGCCATGGACAAACTGGAACCGGCGCTGAAAGTGCTGCGGGAGAGGGCAGGCGTCGAAACAAACGACGAGCTGGCAAACCATATCCTGGACGACGACTCCCTGTACGAGGAAGCCGCGAACGAAGCGGGGATGTCCGTAGAGGGCTATAAACAGTTTATGGCCTACAAGGCCGAGCATGACGAGCATGTGAAGGCAGAGGCGGAATACCAGCGGCGCGAGGCTGTGAACCAGCATTATCAGGGACTGGTAAGGCAGGCGGAGGAATTCAAGAAGGTTTTCCCCCGGTTTGATCTGAACGAGGAGCTGAAAAACGAGCAGTTTTTGCGGCTGACCAGTCCGGCAGTGGGCCTGAGCATTGAAGACGCGTACCACGCGGTGCATCATCGCGAGCTGGGAGCGCAGCAGATGGCCTACGGGATGCAGCGAGCGCAGCGGCAGATGGCTCAGACCATCATGGCAAACGGGAACCGGCCCCGCGAAGGCGGGATGGGGACCCAGGCCGCCGCACCAGATGTCAAAATCAATCCGAGAGGAATGTCACGGAAAGAGCGCGACGCGATCCGAGCGAGGATCCACGGAGGCGCGAAAGGAGTGACATTCGACTGATGAAAGGAGAATGAACCAATGGAACTTTTTTGGCTGAACCTTCAGCATTTTGCTGACGCGGGGACCCTGGTGAACGCGACGCAGAATTATGTGAACGCCTACACCGGAAGCACGACCTCGTTTACCCCCGGCAGCGACGACCTGGAGCCGCTGAACAAGATTTTTTACGACACGACCCTGCTGGACAACGCGCGGGACGAGCTGATCTACACCCAGCTCGGCAAAAAGGTGGGCTTGCCTGCGAACAGCGGCCGGACCATTGAATTCCGCAGATGGCGGACCCTGGGCCGCGTAGGCGAGCTGACCGAGGGCGTGATCCCGACCGGCAAGAAGCTGGGCATCGTCGCGATCACCGCGCAGCTCCACCAGTACGGCGACTACATCGCGATTTCCGACCTGATCGACCTGCACAGCATCGATGATGTGACGCTGGGCGCGACGGAGGAACTGGGCGCGGCTGCCGGACTGACCTATGACGAGCTGGTCCGCGACACCCTGATGGGCGCGACCAACATCATTTTCGCGGATGCCTACAACGGCTCCAGCTACGTCAGCACTCCCAGCACGGAATCCGGGCTTCAGAGCGCACTGGGGAGCAGCTACACCGTGAACCTGACGCCACGCGTGATCAACAAAGCCGTCACGAACCTGAAGAAGGGCGCGAAGATGCTCAAGTACAGCGGCGGTTACTATGTGGCCGTGATCCATCCGGACGTCGCGGAGGACCTGCGCAATGACGTCGCCTGGCTGGATGCCCACAAGTACGCGGAACCGGAAGAGCTTTACAGCGGCGAGATCGGCCGCCTGCATGGCGTCCGCTTCCTGGAGAGCAACCTGGCCCCGGTCATCAAGGAAGAGGGCCAGTCTTACGCGACGTTCAAGACGATGTTCTTCGCGAAAGATGCGTTTGGCGTCGTGGATCCGGAAGGCGGCGGCATGAGGACCATCATCAAGAGCGCCAAGGAAGTCGGCGGACCCCTGGAACAATTCAGCACGGTCGGCACTAAATTTGAGATGGCGGCCAAGATTTTGTATCAGGAACGCATGGTCACTGTGTGGAGCGGCAGCAGCTATTCCGGCACCGAGGAAACCAACATCGCCTGATAAATGACGGACCCAGGCCGCGAGGCGCGGCCTGGGTTTACCGGGAAAGGAGAACGGAAACATGGAACTGAACCTTCAGCATTTCACCGGCTACAGCCTGACCATCGCGACGACCACCGGCGTGGCGAGCGCGACGGCGGCGAAAAGCACCGGCCTGGCCGAAGACGAGGAAACCGTCCTGACCATTACGTATTCCAGCGGCTATGAGGACGCGGGAGTGGAGATCATCAGCGGCGGCGGCAGCTATAATCCGACGACCAAGAAATACAAGAGCGGCGCGGCCGACGGCATCATCCAGGTCAAGGCAAAGAAAAACAATGTTTACAAGATCACGGAAAATGTGACCGTGAACGTAAACGGCAGCAAGACCGAGCTGACCAAGAACATGACCCTGGAAAGGGGCGCGAACGGCGCGATCGTCGGCGTGACCTGCACGGGATCCGAGGTTACCGTCAGCGCCGATGTGATCGGTTACCTGATCGCGCAGGGCGTGCTGATTAAGCTGTAACCAGGGGGCTTTCCGATCGCCCCCTGGACCCCTTCGGGATGTAAACCTTTGAAGTACAAATGGGATCGCCCACCATACGGGCAGAGAGGAGAAACAGAATATGGCAACCACCAAAGCGAAACCCGAACTGACACTGGACAACCCGGAAAAGGACGAGGAATTCGAAAAGGTCCGGGCAGAGGTAAACGATACGGCGGCCAGGCTGGAGAGCCAGGAGGCCGAGATCGCGAGGCTGAAAATGGCGCTGGAGGAGGCGAACCGCCGGTCCGCCTCCAACACGCCGGAGGAGGTCCGTCAGCGGGTAAAGGAGCTGGCAGAGGAGGCCGCCGAGAACGGTAAGGATCCGTGGAAGATCTCTGTTCCCATCCTGATTCCGCGCCGTCCACCGACGGAGGACCCGTGGTACTGGATCAATGTGAACGGACGGTCTGTTCAGATCCCGGCGAACAACAAGGTACAGGACGTTCTCCTGCCCTGGGCGGAGGTCCTGGTCAAAATGCTGGAGGCCGAGGACATGACACGGAGATACGCGGACAGTATTCAGAGCTATGACCCGATCACCAACCCGAAGACTGTCTAAACGGAACCGGAAGAGGCGGAAGGCGAGGCGCTTTCCGCCTTTTTTCAGACAAGGAGGAGCAAATGACGCTACAGCAGGTGCTGGACCATGTGGACGAGATGAAACCCAACAGCATGACGCGGGAGCTGAAAGTCGCATGGCTGAACGAGATCGAGGGACTTTTGCACCAGGAAATCATCCTGAAGCATGAGCATACGGCGGAGGAAGCAATCGCGCCGCATTACGACAGGGACAGCGACCCCGGAACGGTGCTGCTGGTTCCGACCGTATACGCGGAGCTTTATACATACTGGATCATGAGCAAGATCGACCTGCAGAACATGGAGATCGACAAATACAACAACGACAAAACCCTGTTCAACAGCAGCTATGAAACGTTTTCCGATTACTGGACGCGGGAGCATATGCCCATCCAGGTCCGGAGGGAGCTGAGAATATGAAGGCGCTGCCGGAGCTGACGCCGGGAAACCAGCAGACGCAGATGACGACGACGTTCCTGGGATACAACCACAATCAGATCATCCAGGACGGCGAGATGTACGACATGAAGAATTTGAGCGGGGACCAGTTTCCGCTCATTTCCCTGCGCAAACAGCGCGGAGTGACGGACCTGAGCGTGTTCAACGAGCCGCAGATCCGGTCCGCGCCGAAGCTGAACGGGATCCACGGGCGGGACCAGCTTGTTTTCACGCGGGGGACCGAAGTCTTCTACAATTTCTATAAGGTGGACGGAGTGACCGTATCGGCGGCGGAGGAGATGTGTCCGAAAAAGATCATCTCCTTTGGCGCTTATGTCTGTATATGGCCGGATAAAGTGTATTTCAACACGACGGACCTGACGGACTGCGGCAGCATGGAAAGGTACTGGTTTGAGGACGGGCAGTATGTCAGCCTGACCATGTGCCGGGGCGACGGGACGAACTATGACATGACCGGGATCGAGATCGGGCCGAACCCGCCTGCGAACCCGGAGGGCGGCGACCTGTGGATCGATCAGAGCGGGGACCTGGATGTACTGCGGCAATGGACGAGCAGCACCGAGGAATGGACGGAGGTCGCGTCCACATTCGTCAAGATCACGGCCAGCGGGATCGGGACCGGAGTGAAAACATACGACGTCGTGAACCTGAGCGGGATCCACGCGATCGAAGGCGTCAGCGAGCGCGTCGCGGCCCAGGTGGAAATGCTGAACGGGAGCTATATCGTTTACGCCGCCGGGGACGGGTACATCGTCGTTTCCGGACTGATCGAGAACAGCCAGCTCGCGCTGGCGGAGGGCGACGTCCGGGCGGACGTTACGATTCCGGACATGGACTGGATCGTGGAGAGCAACAACCGCCTGTGGGGATGCAAATACGGGCTGGTGGACGGACAGGTCAT